ACTGCTTTAATTTTCTTTACATAATTTTCATCTTCTAAATTTTTTGGTTTTGCAATAATTAACATATTGTTAATCATGTCTATTTCTAAATCTAATTTTACAGGTGGTGTTGGTGGTTTCTCTGGCACAAATACTTGTGTTGCTTGAAATGCTTGATTAAGTATTACTTGGCCTGCCGCACTCTCAACACTAATCTCACCTACTAAACAATTACCTTTTACGTCACATGATGGTAATAATATAATCGTAGAACCACCTAACTCATCTATTGTCATAGAAAAATCTGTACCACGAACACCTATCGTTGCTGTTGGTGTTGTTATTACAATGTCTTGTCTTGATGTTTTAGCAATTTGTCCTGACGCATATTTTATTGTGCCAAGTTTTGCTGATAGATTTAGTTTACCTTTTTTTGTATTAGGATCATATACAAATTCATCTATGATAAGTTTACTGTGTTGTGTGACATCTACTCTTGTGTCATCTATAAAAAGAATACCAACTTTACCGTTGCCTGTTTTTACTGTATCGTATTGTTCTATTAAAAGTTCTTTTTCTAATGTGATATCTTCTTTATTACGGTCGATTACACCTTTACCTTCAAGTTTATCCACGTTACCTATGCTGGCCCATAAAGGACCAGCACAGAATAATATTAATATTATTAAAAGTCTAATCGTCTTGCGATATATCAATGTCATGGTTGTCACCACTTGTTGTCAAGTTAATTATATTATCATAGAGACCACTTTGTGTGATATCTACATCAGCGATTGAACCAGTATGACTGTGGACTAAGGTGTGTCCGTTAACATCACCATTACCATTTATGTCAATAAGATAATTATTTGTGTCACCATTTACGGTTAAGGTTAATATAGCAGACGTACCATCAATAGTTGCAGCAACTACGTTGCTATCACTACCTGAGGCACCTGTTATATTTACAGTCGCACTTGCAGCGTCAGCAGTTTCACCTATGTCGATATCTAAATCATTTGAATTACCTGCCCATACTATTGAAGCAGTGGCAGTAGCACAAGATGAATTGTTACCTGCACTATCACAATTGAAATCTATATCGTTTGAGTTACCTGTTGTACTGAATGTTCCTGTAAAGGTTGCACCGTTTACATCAAACTTTAAAACGTTACTATTACCAACTTGATCAATGTCGATAGTGGTAGTAGCACCAATCACACTTGATGATGTTGTACTATTACCAACAGTATTGTTTTGTCCGTCTTGGGTAATGTCGAGGTCTAACGTAGCACCTGATTGTGTCACATAGATATCATTTGCCATTACCGGTAAGGCAAAGAACATCAATAATGCGATTATTTTAGCGTACATTTTGTTACTCCTCTATTTTAAATTTCCACAAACCTTTGTCAATACCCTCATAAATTAAATTATGAATTGCATGCTCGATTGTGGTTCTTATTGCGTAGTTTACTGGCTCATTAGTTGCGACACCAGTTTCTACTTCAAGCGCTTTTGTACTCATGTCTAAAAACCTGAATACGTCTCCGCCACTTGAATAACTTGCGATAGTCTTTGTTGCTGATGTACTAATAAGTATCTCACCTGTTTGTACTGCAACAAGTCTTATCGAAACTGTTACTTGGTCTGTACGATATTGTTCATTTACTCCAATACCAAAATATCTTGCACCTGCACCACCACTTACTATGTTAGTGTCATACCCTACAATACCACCCTCTACTATAAGTCCTGCAAACTTTAGAGGTTTTAATTGATTTTTTATATCACTCTCACCATCATATAATTCTCTTGTTGATCTGATTAATTGTCTCTCTTTTACAAGTGAGTCCAAACCTTCTCTCTCTAAAACTATAAACCATGGTTTATTACCACCCACTGCTTTTAATCCATTGATAACCCATACTTCAGGACCTTGTGTTACTGCTGTAGATAACTGACTAAATTTTGTGTTTGGTTTTCTTTGACCTGTTCTATCAGGAAAATTATACACTGCAATTGTAATCTGTGGTTGTCCTAGTTCTGGTATAAGTTCTAGTCTTTTTATTGTATCAGTTTCTAATGTGTATGGGGTCTCACCTTTATAGAAACCATCATCAAGTGATTTGTTAGAGGCACACCCACCTAATAAACATATGAGCAGCATTGCAGCTGCGATTTGTGGTATAGTTTCCATATTAAAACTTAAAGTCGCCTACAGGCACAGACATGGTCGTTGTTGAACCGTCTGGTGATGTAATTGTTAATGTAATTATTTCTGTGGTTGTATCTTTAACCCAATAGATTGTAGAACCTTCTACTTCAGCTGTACCAGACGTTGGGCATGTGCCTTCACATTCTGTACCAAACATGTTGTCAACCAACTGTTTAGATAAGTTAGCATATATTCTACTCTCAACGTTTTTGATAAACTTATTGATTGTAGTATTGTTAGCGTCACGCTCAGCAGCAGCAGCCGCTGACTTAGCGTCATCAGCAATATTTTTTTCTCTACTATATCTTAATTGTTCGATGGATAATACATGTGTGGAATATCCTTGACCTGAAAAAGAAGGATTACTAAATTCATGTACAATCTCACTTGCGAT